TTGGCTCGCCTACAACGAAGACGCGCCCGTCGATGCCCTCAACTCACCCCGGCTCTACATCTCCGAGCGCTGTAAAAACCTCATCTACGCCCTCAAAACATGGACCGGTGCGGACGGCAAACGCGGTGCGACAAAAGATTGGATCGACATTTGCCGCTACATCACGCTCTCAGGCGTAGGCTACGAAGACCCCGCCATGCTGCGAGCCCGCCCAGGAGGCTGCTATTGACACCTGCCCCCTATAATAAAAGTCGCATGAAACTTCTCCGCCGCCGCGATGTCATGGCCCGCCTGGGGGTCAGCGCAAAGCAAGTCACCAAACTCATCGATGCAGGCATCCTGCGGCCACTGCGCAAGCGTGGCTGCCGCGCCTGGTATCGTGCCGCTGATCTGGAAAAACTCGCATGAACGAGAAACGCACCGACTTTGTGGGGTCACTCTCCCGCAACAAGAAAAAGGAAAAGGAAACGCAGCCTTCTCACAAAGGCTCCTGCACCATCGAGGGCGTTCCCTACTGGATCAGCGCGTATGTGAACGAGAGCCGTGATAGCGGTGAGAAGTATTTCAAATTGTATTTTGAAGCCAAGAAAACCGAGGCCGCGCCCGCCGCACCGGCATCCGCTCCCAATCCTGAGATCGAGCCATGGTAGCGCCCGAAGACCTGCAAGCCGCATGGTGCGTGCCACCCGAGGAACTCTGGTTCCGCAGCGTCATGGCAAAAATAAGCGACGCCATCGAAGACGCCGCTGAGATTACCTGCATGCCGCAAACGGCGCAGAACCCCGGCCTGCTGGCCCACAGCGCAGGCGGCTTGGAAGCCCTTCGCACCCTCCGCGAAGAAATCGAGCGCACCCGCGCCGAGGCATTCGAGTCCAAGAAATAATTCCCTCCCTCCGCGCGCTCCGTGTCCTCCGTAGTGCAATCTTTTTAGCCCCCGTTTCGTCCCGTTAGTGCCCGTTTGGCCCCGTTACGCCAGCAGCCTATTCCCTTCTGAAAAATCGGCAGGCAGATTCCGACTCAAAGGCGAGTGCTGAACTGCTCGCCGCGAGTCCGTGAAAATGTCGGACCCGCACGCAGCCTCAGTTCTGACACATACCCGCGACTTGGACGCAAAACAAACCATGGACCAGACAGAAACAGCATTCAGCATCGGCGACGTTATCGAAACGTTGGGAATCACACTCCCGACCATCGATGAGACACCGGAAGCCGCAGAGGCCACACCGGAAACAGACGCGGATGAGACCACCACTGACATAACCCCCGAGGATCAGCCCGAGGAAACCGCCGCGCCGGAAACGGATGCCGACGACTCCACGGAAGATTCTGAACAACCCGAAGACCCCGCCGAGGACGACACCGACGAGGAGCCCGCCGAGGAAGACCCCGAGTCTGCCGAAGCGCCCGCCGTCAAGAAGCTCGCCAAGCGAGTGGACAAGCTCACCGCCCGCGCCAAAAGCGCCGAGGAGCAAGCCACCAGCCTGCAAGCCGAACTCGCCGCCGCCAAGGATGCGTTGACCCGAGCCCAGCCTATCGTGGTGCAAGATGCCGCCGACCCGTTGGCGGATGTCACCACGCCCGAGGCGCTCGAAAGCCGACTCGCCGCAGCCAATACCGTGCTCGACAATGTGCCCGATCTCATTGCGAAGGCGGACTACGAAGGTGGCGAAGTGGAAGTGCCTATGGGAGACGGCAGCACCCGAAAGTTCACGAAGCAAGAGCTCCAAGAACGCCTGCGAGTAGCCCGCCAGATTCTCAAGGCAGAGCCCGCCCGCCGCAACTACCTCGCCCAGCGCGAGAATTTCCAGCACGAAGCCCGGCAGGTTTACCCCGAGTTGTTCCAGGAAGAATCCCAAGCCCGGCAGATGATGCTGGCTACGCTGCAAGCGTATCCCGGCATAGCCAAGCTGCCGAACCTCGAACTCGTCATAGGCGACGCCATACGCGGCCAAGCCCTCCGCTTCCAGCAAGCCGAGGCCATCCAAAAGAAAGCCGCCACAGCCAAGGCCAAACCTGCCGCCACCGCAGCAGCCAAGCCCGCCATGGCCCCCAAGGTTGTCAGTCCCTCAGCCGCACCCAAAACCAAATCTCAATCCGACCCGCTCGAAGCGCTTAAAAAATCTGGAAACCGTGATGCCGCCGAAAACTTCGTCGCCTCACTTTTCAACTAACCAACCCAAAAAACTTAACACCCCCAAAACACTATTATGGCAGCAACCCCCATCACTACAGTCAAAGGCCAACGCGAGGATCTCTCCGACGCGATGGTCCTCATCGAACCCGGCGACACCCCCTTGTTCTCAATGTGCAAGAAGGCCAAGGAGCCAACCAACGTGCTCTTCCAATGGCCAGCCGACCGCTACAACGACCCGCAAACCGCAGGCGTCCTTGCCGACGCGGATGTCTCGAGCTTCGATGACCAACACGCAAACCGCACACTCCTCAGTGGCCGCATCCAGAAGGTGCGCCGGGCGTTCCAAGTGGACGACCTCGTTGAGAATGTCGCCGACCTCGCAGGCGTAGGCCGCAAGCAAGCATTCAACAAAAGCGCCGCCAAGGCCCTCGTTGAGCTGAAGATCGACATCGAGGCCATCATGGGCTCGGACAACGACAGCCAGGTGCAATCCGGCGCAGCCCCCTACAAGACCCGTGGCGTCGGCGAGTGGATCAAATCCACAGCGCAGACCGATGCGGCCACTGCCGTTCCAACAGCGTTCCTCACTCCGGCCGCTTCCATCAACAGCACCGTCACGACTTCTCTCACCGAGAACAACGTCATCGACGTTCTTCAGTCCATCTACGGCGTGCGCCGCGCTCGCCGGAACTACGACCTCGTTTGCGGCGTCGCCCTCAAGCGTGCGTTCACAAACTTCATCCGCACCCAGAGCGGATCGACGAATGTCATGTCCAGCGTGCGCACCTTCAACTCCAACGTCTCGGAGAAGAAAATCACGAACACGATTGATATCTACGAAGGCGACTTCGGCATCCTGTCACTGCATGTGTCCACCTACCTCGCTCATGGCGCGGCAGCAGCCGTCTCGGCCGCCCGTGGCTATGTGCTCGATATGGACCTCCTCTCCATCGGCTTCAACCGCAAGCCCCGCATGGAAGAGCTCGAAGACCGTGGCGGTGGCCGCCGTGGCTTCTGCGACGCCATCTTCGGCGTAGCAGTGAGCAACCCGCAGGTTCTCGGAAAATTCGCAGCCACTGCGTAATCCCGCCCCCCAGCCCTGCCGGTAGCCTGGTCATTGCATGTGTCAGGCTACCGGCCTCGGGGCTCCCCTTTTTTAACATGGAAATACTCAAAGAAGCGTTAAGCGATATCCCCGGCGAAGTGGCCGAGGGCGTAAAGAACGAGCTCCTCGCCCAGTGGAACTCCAAGGCTGTGCAAGCCGACGCCCGCCAGCACCTCATTGCCGCCGATCACGCCAAGCAAGACCTCCGCTCCATCGAAGGCGTAGGCGCTTTGACTCTCTCCATCGACCCTCAGATTTACCACTTCTGGAACTGGCAACTCCCCGGTTGCTGGAACGACCCAGACTTTATCCCATGGTTCAAGCGGAATTACCCCCAGTGCGTCGTGCGCTGCGGCGGCACAGGCAAGACCATGCTCCTCATGCCGGGCCTCAAAGCAGCATGATCCCCCTTTTCCCAACTTTTGCCAGTCCACGCATTGCGGCGGGGCTTGTTTCCCTGGTCATTTCATACGCGCTGGCCGTAACCGCATTAAAAGCGGCCTCTGGCAACTCTTTCCTCGCATGAAGTCCTACGACGACGAGCCCTCACGCGACACGAAGTATTGGATCGGCGAGCTCACCCAAGCCGCTATGGATGGCAGTTGGTTCTCCGCAGTCCGCAGCCGGAACTACGACACCCGCATGACGCTGTGGGACGGCCAGTCCTCGGATGGCCGCAAGTGGGCCAGCAACCTGGGTAAAAATGTTTTCCCCTGGGAAGGCGCATCAGATGCCCGCATCCGCCTTGCCGACCTTGTTTGCAACCGCGAGACCCAGCTTTGCCTCACCTCCACCTTCGCCGCCCGCTTGCAGATGATGCCGGTGGAGTCCACCGACGCCATGTCCCGCACGGCCGCCGAGAGCGTGCTCAAGTGGATGCTCTTCACTCACTGCTCCTCCGACCTCCGGCGCGAGCTCGAGCTCGCCCTCAACATCCGCGCCACCTACGGCCTTGCTGTGATGGGCGTGTTTTGGAAAACCACGACCCGCATTGAGGAGAAGTCCGTCAGCCTCGAAGACATCATCGTCATGGCCCAAGAGCAAGGCGACCCAAACTCGCCCCTCGCCATGCTCATCGGGGCCATCCTCGATCCGCTCCAAGAGGAAGTGGCCCGCGAGCTCGCCGAGCAATATGCCCCCGGCACCGGCACCGCCGCCAATATCCGCAAGCTCCGCGAAGGCGGCACGGTGGAATACTCGGTGCCATACATTTTTGAGAGCAAGCCCGAGTGGACGGCGCTCGAGCCATTCAACGACATCATCTTCCCCACCGCCACCTACGACTTGCAACGCGCCCCATGGATCGCCCGCCGCGAAATGGTGACTTGCGAGGAGCTCGAAGAGCGCACGCTTACCGAGGGCTACCCCGAGGAATTTTACGAGAAGGCGGAGCAATTCAAAGGCGCAAGCCTCTGGCCCGTCTATTCGCAGCAGAACCACAACCGCCGCGACAGCATCCTCTGGCAAGACCACCGCGATCTGATCGAGATTTGGCATGTCTATTCCAAGGAGACTGACGAGAAGACCGGAGCCACCAAAGTCATGTGCCGCGTCATGCACCCGAATGTGGACATCTTCGCCAAGGAAGAACTCTCCCCCTACACGCACGGCGAATATCCCTTCATCGAGTTGCCCCGCGAGCGCGTGAGCCGTTGCATCCTCGAAGCCCGTGGCATTCCCGAGATTGTTTCGACCATGCAGGCTGAGATCAAAACCCAGCGCGACTACCGCACCGACCGCGCCGGAATCGCCATCCTGCCCCCCATGCGCGTGCCAGCCAATCGCGGCAAGCTCGACATCATCCTCGGCCCAGCCGCGCAAATCCCCGAGCGCCGCCCGAACGAGTTTGGCTGGATGTCGCCGCCACCGTTCGACCAAGGCACCGTCGAGATCGAACGCGCCGTGCGCCGCGATGTGAACGAATACTTTGGAATGTCGGGCGAGGGGGTCGATCCCAACTATGTTGCCCTCGTCACCCAGCACACGGTGGACCGCTGGCTACGCGACTGGAAAGCGATCATCACCCAGACCTACCAGCTCATGCAGCAATACATGCTGCCGGTGCAAATCCTCCGCGTCTCCGGCGGGCAGGCTCTCCCCTTCCAAGCCGACCGCGAAAGCATCCAAGGCAAGTTCGACCTCATCATCGATTGGGACTCCAAGAACCTCGACGCCGAAGCCCTCGGCGTGAAGCTCAACTATATCTCCCAAGCCATCGTCCCTATGGATGTCGCCGGTGTCATCGACCGCGCCGGGCTCGTCAAATTCGTGATGGCCGCAGTGGATCCAAACCTCGCCGA